AAGTTACTTATCACATCATTTGATGATACAGAAGCATATAAGCTTGGTCTTATTGATGCTAAAGGTAAACGTGTTAAAAAGCCTGAAACATCTGATGAACGTGCTGCATATACGCCTTTTCATAGACTTGTATTCAATATTAAAAAGTTGATTGCTAAAGCCCCAGGTGGTAGCACTAAGATCGCATCTTATGCTGCTGCCCTTTATCTATTAAAAGAGAAGTTTAACATAACAGACAAACAACTTAAAGAAGCTATTCAATATGCTGGTTTAGATCCATTAGACTTCATTGCAGAGAATACTCAATGGTTTGTACTTGAGGATAAACGTCTGTCACCTGGCACATATAAGGTGATGAACGACAAGATGATAAATAATACTTTAGATGAGGTTGTCTATAAACGTGATATGGTAACTGTAGGTGAATCCTGCTATCCTGTTGGTGATGTGTTTGGTCTAGATGTGTATGAAGCAACTCATTCACGTACAAGACAGTCAATATACGTAACGATCGGAGAGTTGGCAAGATGAAGCCAAGATGGAAGAGAGCTGGTAACGACGGTGAGGTAGAGACTACTCACAAGGGTAAGACCTGGCGTGTTCGCAAGAACTACGACCACAATGACCGTCATACTGGTGAATATCGTATTGAGATTAAAAAGAAGAATCCTTATGATGGACATGACTGGCATTGGCATGACACAGTTTATGGTAAGGCACATGCTAAGTCTCGTTTGCCTGAATCAGTAGATTGGGTCTGTGGCAAATGTAATTGCGAGCCATGTACTTGCGGTGAAGTAAATGAAGATGTAGCAGCGACTAGCACGGCATCGATTCCTAATCCTGCGCAAACCGCTATGGGCCCTTCTCGGCTGCCAGTACATATATTTAGACGTCGTGTTGGTAAAGAAATACATATGACTGATAGGCGTAGACGTAAAGATAAAACCCCAGTTCTTTTAAAGAAATTTAGAAAGTATATGGAAGACAATGGCTAAACTATATTTAATGTTATTCTTAATGAGTATTCTCGGTAGCGTTGGTTACGGCGGTTACTCTTATTATTTGTGGTCACAAGAAACTATTGGAACACTGCGAGAGAATAATGTTAAATTAAAATCTGCAGCTGAGACATTACAAAACACTGTAGAGACTATGGCAGCTGATGCAAAAAAGAATGAACAATTAAATAAAGATCTTACTAACAGATTACAACAATCCCAAAGGCACCTTGATAAATTAAGAGGTGTGTTCGCAAAAATAGATTTGACTATGGAGGCATTAACAAATGCACAAGGACTTGAAGACAGGGTTAACAATGCAGTTAACAAACTTATTGGCCGGATCGAAGACGAAACTACTCCTCCTAGCGATAAGCCCACTGATACTGGCAGCGTGCAGCAGTAGAGCACCTGAAGCTGAAGTAGTGGTTACTACTCAGTATCAGAAACAAAATATTCCAATTCAAGAACGCCCTAAAGCTGTGCAGTTTCCTCCAGTTGATTGGTTTGTTATTACAGAAGAGAACCTTGAAGAAAAGATTAAAGAGATTCAAGGTAAAACAGGCAATACCGTTGTATTTGCAATAACACCGAAAGGCTATGAGAACCTTGCTCTAGGCATCGCAGAGCTTCGTAGGTACGTCAAAGATCAGCAAGCCATCATTGTTTACTACGAAGAAGCGTTGACAGAAGAACCTTCAAAAGAAGAGCAACCTTCTAAAAAATAAAAAAAATATATTTGTTCAATAACGCGGCTTTTTAGTGTTTACTAGGAAGCCGTTTTTATATATAATACTACCTAAAAATCAAAGACAATCTAATTGCCCAACTGCATAAATGCGTTATGCGGTATTAATATTTTTATTCGAAAGAGGTGTTAAATGCTCAAAGTGGTTCCTAACAATAGAGATTACGATCTACGTGCTGTTATGTCAGACACAAAGTTTTATGAAGGCTATTCAAGATGGGATGAATCTAAAGATCGGTATGAAACGTGGGAAGAGTCGGTGGCACGTGTTATGGATATGCACCGCGACTACTATAAAGATAAAATGACACCAGAACTGTCATTAATGATTGACGAAGCCGAATCACTATACAAATTAAAGTATGCTCTAGGAGCGCAACGTGCACTACAGTTTGGTGGAGATCAACTACGTAAGCACCAAATGCGGATGTACAATTGTACATCAACATATGCCGACCGGCCTCGTTTTTTCTCAGAGTTGTTTTACGTTCTTCTATGTGGTGCTGGTGCAGGATTCTCTGTACAAGATCATCATACAGCACGTTTGCCTGACATCGCAGATCGTAAAAAGCAAGCTAAAGGTTGGGTCGTTGTAGATTCTGTGGAAGGTTGGGCAGATGCATTGGGTGCATTGATGTCGTCATATTTCACAGCAGATCAGCAATTCCCTGAAATGGCTGGCCGTAAGGTTTATTTTGATTTGAACTCTGTACGTCCAAAGGGCGCAATGATTAATGGTGGTTTTAAAGCTCCAGGTCCAGAACCACTCCGTAAGGCCTTGGATAAGATTGAACATCTGATTCAGTCTCGTGTGTTGAAAGGCGAGACACGCCTGCGTCCTATCGATGTATATGATATTGCTATGCATGCTGCTGATGCTGTGTTGGCTGGCGGTGTTCGTCGTTCTGCAACCATTTGTTTGTTCACAGCAACTGATGAAGAGATGATTAATGCTAAAACAGGCAACTGGTTCACAGACAATCCCCAGCGTGGTCGTTCTAACAACTCAGCTGTAATTGTGCGCGATGAGATTACTAGAGAACAGTTTAAATCTATTATGGGATCGATTAAAGAGTTCGGTGAACCTGGATTTTATTTTGTTGAAGATAAAGATTTTACAACGAACCCATGTGTTGAGATTGGCATGTATCCACAGATTGATGGACAGTCAGGATGGCAAGGGTGTAACTTGACAGAGATTAATGGCGGCAAATGCACAACTAAAGAAGAATTTTTTAAAGCGTGTCGTGCCGGTGCTATTCTAGGCACACTCCAAGCTGGATATACAGAATTCAAATACTTGGATGCAAACACAAAGAAAATCTTTGAACGTGAAGCTCTATTGGGTGTGTCTGTAACAGGTTGGATGAATAACCCAGATGTTTTATTTGATGCTGATGTTCAACGTGAAGGCGCTGAGATCGTTAAGCGAGTGAATAAAGAAGTTGCTGCATTGACTGGTATCAATCCTGCTGCACGCACAACATGTGTCAAGCCTTCTGGTAACGCATCCGTACTACTTCAGACTGCTTCTGGGATTCATGCAGAACATTCACCACGTTACATTCGCCACATCCAGTTGAACAAAGATACAGAAGTGGCTAAACTAATTGCTGAAAGCAATCCATATATGGTTGAAGAGTCTGTATGGTCAGCTAATGGTACTGATTACTGCATTGGCTTTCCAATTGTAGCTCCAGCAGGATCGTTGTATCGTGAAGAAACATATGGTACAGCTCTTCTTGAAAAAGTGTCTATGGTACAGAACAACTGGGTAGAAGCTGGTACAAACGTAGAACTTTGTGCTCAACCGGCTATTCGTCACAACGTATCAAACACAGTTACCGTACAACCTCATATGTGGTCTGAAGTAGAAGACTATGTGTATGACAACCGTTACTCATTTGCAGGAATTAGTTTCTTAGCTGGTATGGGCGACAAAGACTTTGCACAAGCACCTATGACAGAAGTACTTGATGAAGATCAAATTGTGGCAAAGTATGGTAAAGCAGCTTTGTTTGCATCTGGTTTGATTGTTGATACTCGTAAGTCAGGTTTCCGTGACTTGTGGGATGCTACGATGCAAGCTCAAATGCCAGAAGAGTATCGTGGTGAAGTTTCTGATCTAAACAAAGAATGGATTCGTCGCTACAATAAATTTGCTGATAATTACTTTGATGGTAGTTTGAAAGAAACAGAATATTGTTTGAAGGACGTTTTCTTACTTCACAAGTGGGTTAAGATTCAACAGAATATTAAACCAATTGATTTCGTATCACAACTAAATCAAAAAGAATTTACTGATATAGATACGATGGGCGCCATAGCGTGCCAGGGCGGTGCTTGTGAAATCACATTTTAAGGGGTCATAAATGGAAGAAGAATATTGGACAGAGTGTGATGCTTGCGAGTGTGAGACACAGGTCATGGTGATAGATAATGAGGAAGTTCCTCAGTTCTGTCCAATGTGTGGCACTTCTACTGAGTTTGAAACATTTGATTCTTAAAACTATAAATAGCCCCAGATAAGGGGCTATTTTTTTATGTGGATATATGAAGATAAAGAGTTTAACAAAACACCTGAAGAATATCAGGGTTTTGTCTATATGATTACCGAATTAGATACTGGAAAGAAGTATGTCGGTAAAAAATTCTTTTGGAAACCCAAGACCTTACCTATCACTAAGACCCGCAAGAGGCGCGTTAAGACGCGCGTAGAGTCCGACTGGCGCACCTATTTTGGTTCCAGTAAGGAAGTACAAACACTTGTAGAATCTAAAGGAATTGGTAATTTTAATAGAGAAATTCTCAAACTTTGTAAAACAAAGGGAGAGTGTTCATACTATGAAGCTAAAGAACAATTCGCAAGGGATGTTCTATTTAGCAACGAATACTACAACGAATTTATTGGTTGCAAAATACATTCAAAACACCTAAAAAAGTAATGTACATCCCCTGAAATAGTGTGTATAATAAGTAAGGGCATTACGCCAGGGACAGTATATAGGATTTACTATGATTATTATTGACTACAATGGCATCGCGATTTCTAATATCATTACACAGAAATTAGACATTGATGAGAACTTAATTCGCCATATGATTTTAAACTCTATACGTATGTATAGAACTAAGTTTAAAGACAAATTTGGTGAGGTTGTTATTGCAGGTGATGCTGGTGGCAATTGGCGTTATAAAGCATTTCCACAATATAAGGCCGCTCGTAAAAAAGGTCGTAAAGATTCCAAGATGGATTGGAACGAAATTTTTCGTGTGATTAATATGGTATGGGAAGAACTAGGTGAGCATTTTCCCTACAAAACTATTAAGATTGAAGGTTGTGAGGCAGATGATGTAATTGGCGTCTTAGTGGAAGATACACAAGAGTTTGGTAATCACGAAGATGTTATGATTATTTCAGCTGATAAAGATTTTGCGCAATTGCAAAAATATAATAACGTTTCGCAGTTTTCTCCTATGACAAAGAAATATATAAAGGTAGAGCATCCTAGAAAACAATTGCTGGAATTAATACTGAAAGGTGATGTATCAGATGGTGTACCAAACGTTTTATCAGGAGATAATGTATTCGTAGATGGTGTAAGACAAACTCCATTACGCAAGCCAATTATGGAGGCGTTGATGGAAGATCCTACCTCACAAGGACAGAATGTTTTTCGTAACATTCAACGTAACAGAAAGTTAATAGATCTTGAATCAACACCAGCTGATCTAAAACAAAATATTATAAATACGTTTAACAGCCAAGATAAGAAAGAAAATTCTAAGAAGGTTTTTCAATATCTTGTCGATAAACGCTGTCGTAGATTATTAGAAGATGTTAAGGAATTCATTTGATATGGTAAATAAAGTTACGTGGCGTGTACACGAAATTATAGAAAAAGCTTCTGCTGCTAAAACAAAGGCAGATAAGATTAAAATTCTTCAAGAGCATCAAAATAACTGGGCACTAAAAGATGTGCTCCGCGGTATATTTGATGATAGTGTTCAATGGCTATTACCAGAAGGTAAACCACCATATGAACCAGCAGAGGAATCTAGTGTTCCATCAAACTTACTCAAACATAATAGAAAATTTGCTAATTGGGTGAAAGGCGGACCAGGTGAAAAGATGCCTGCGTTCCGCCGTGAAAAACTCTTTATTGATACATTAGAGATTGTTCATCCCAAAGACGCTGAGTTGTTGTGTAATATGATCGATAAAAAACAACCAGCAAAAGGTATCACAAAAAAACTAGTACAGGAGGCATATCCAGGTTTAATTCTAAAATAATAATAACTATAGGAGAACCAATGAGTAAAATTCAGCTCGAAAGATTACGTAACGATTTACTAGAATTAGAACAATATATTAATAAGGTTGTAAAGAAAGGTAATAAGGACCTAGTGTCGAAACTCAAACGAAAACACGAGTTTCTTTCAAGTCGTATAGCTGAAGTCTCATAGGAGGAAAATAACTGTGTCAGCTGGTTATTTTTTATGTTATAATATAGTCAGCTGACATAGGATAAACAATGCCAAATTACACAATGATAAACATCGAGTCTGGTGAAGAGACAGATATGACTCTTTCTCTCTCAGAACGAGAAGCATTACTTGCAGAAGGCAAGTACAAACAAAAACTCTCAACAGCAAAATTTATATCAGGTCACGGTGACACTGCACGTAAAATGGCAGGGACCGAATGGAACGATATGCTGAAGGGTATTAAGAAAAAATCAGGTCGTGGTAATACAATAGAGACATAATGAAAAAACGAATTAAAACAGTGAACAATTCCATGACTGTACGTTTAGATGATTTACTACAGTTTGACCCAATTACTTTAAACCAAGAGAAAACTTATGCAGCTTGGGATGAAGGATACAATCTTGTATTAACAGGAACAGCAGGTACAGGTAAAACTTTTAACGCGTTATATCTTGCACTTGAAGACGTACTTGACAAAGATAGCGATTATGATAGACTGATAATTCTGCGATCAATGGTCCCTACAAG